CACGATATGGAGGTATTTGTTGTCCGTATCACTCGTGGCCCGGTACACGCGGTTGATGCCGACCCTCGCACGGCCGTAGACGAGGGGAAGGGCTTCGTCGGTGCTCTCCGTGTTGACGAGGATGCCGTTGTTCGTGGTCGTTGTTTGGCTCGCAAGATCGGTTTCCTGCTCAGACGGTTTCATGGCCTGCGCGACGACGTAGGCGGCGATCTGGATCAACGTGCTCACGACCGCTATCCCCCACATGGCCGCCGTTATCGTCTCTCCTGCTATCGCCGCTATGGCCAATGGTATCGCCGCAGGCATTACAATACCCTCCTTGCCTTGATGACAGGAAGCCGTTTGTCAACGGAGAAGGCCCGTACCTCAGCCTTGAGGAACGACGATATCGCTATCCCGTTGCCGCCATAGACCGCCGGGAACAGGTGATGGGACTTGTTGTGGCGCACAATTATGGCGTCTCCCGGCAGGATGTCGCGGGGGTTAACCTCTGTCCCGAAGGAATCGAAGTATTTCAGGAGAAGCTCATCGGCGCGGTCCTCGTCGGCGAGATAAACCTCGGAATAATTCTCCCTGTTTGCCTCCTCGCAGGAGTCCGGCATCTGCACGCCCTGATCGGTATAAAAGCGGTAGATGAAGCCGATACAGTCAAGGCCCTCCGTTGTGAGGCCGCCGAAGCGGAAAGGGATGCCCCGGTATTGCCGAATGAGTTGCTCGATGCGGAATTTTGGGATATCCTTCATGTCGTCCTGCCCCAGTAGAGTTGCTGGTCAGCTATAACAGGGATGAACCGGAAACCCCCGAAATTGGCCTCATTGCCGAGAGTCAGGCACGTGTCATACGTCTTGTCGCACATGGTTATGGCTGTCCCCGCGTACTTGCAATCCGAGCCCTTGAATGACCAGGGACAGGATGCAGAGTGCTTCCGCAGCGTCTTCTTGTTCCAGAGGATGAACTCGTTGGCTATCTCGACCTTGACCTTGCTGTCTCCTTCGATGTCCCATGACGCGACGATGCCCGTGAAAAGATCCTCCACGATCTCGCTGCCGTCGGTGAGCCTCACACCCACCTTGACAATGGCGGGCTTGTTCCGGACGTCCTCGTTGAGGAGGATGCCGGAGAAGACGCGGTTCGTGTTGTCGATGGTCATGGCTACGCTGTCCACGCTCATGTTGCTGGACAGAGAGATATTGTCAAAGGAGAAGCCGAGGGGATAGAAGCGGTTCCCGGAGACGAAGACGGACACATCACGGTCGCAGTAGCGATAAGTCTCCGTGAACTGGAATTCAAGGAGACAGAAGGCCTCGACTACTTCTTTTGCGAATTCCGCCATCATATCCGGGTCGAAGTTCCGCATCCTACAGGTCCTCCGGGGACAGTCCCTTGAGTTCTATGGTCCCGCCGGCGCTGATGAGGTGTGTTAGAGATTGCCGGGAGAATTTATCCTCCTTGAACCGGACCCGCATCCTGAGATAGCCCGTCAAATCGCAGGTAATGAGCTTCCCGAGTTCCGGCGCGGTAACAAAGGTTACCCGATCGGAGCTTTCCGCCCCTCCTCCGACCACGATTGAGTAATCCGTCGTGACTGTCTTCTCCACGCTGTCGACATATATCTTTTGCCCCGACGTTGATTTGCCGGGTAGGTCGAAAGTCTTTGTATCGCCGTCGCCCCAACCGACATACAGACCCGTGTGAGCCTGCGAAAGCAGGTCATAGATGTAAAACGCCTGATATGCCCCTTTTCTGGCCATGTAAAAGGCCCACAGGGTCACGATGTCGGCGTTCGTCATTCCTTCGGGATATTTCAGGGAAACGTCGTACTTCGCAAAGACCTGCTTGGCCTTCCTCTGCTCGGTCATGGCATCGAATGAGGTTGTTACCGTCGTCCAGACGGGTGTCACGAGGAGACCGTCAGGCGCGGGTTTCGGGGTCGATGGGTATTCGCTCATTATCGCGTCCTCTTCAATGTGCTTCTCAGGCCGTAAGAGTTGTTTTTCAGGGAACCGTTGACGACGTTCACGATCGATGCCGGGTTGCGCTTCACGGCATCGGCGAAGGATTGGGAGTCAACGGCGGAGATCTGGATGATGGTATAGTTGTCGCCGGAGCCGGAACCTGACCCCTGCCTGCTGCCGCCGCCTGCAGATGCTTTGAATGCCTCCACGTACCCGCTCTGGTTGCCCATCATGAGGAACTGACGGTTCCCGACGTTGAGGAGTTCCGGGATGCCCGTTTCGTTGACCTCGTACATTTTACCAGGGGAAACCGAACCGCCTCCGGCGCGACCTCCGCTGAGGAATGAAAACGAACTCCCGAACGAAGAATAAGCAGATGAGGTGAATCCCCCTGAGCTGCCCCCTCCAAGATTAGAAATCCATCCCGAAATTCCGGAGAATATCGGGGATATGTTCTGATAGAAAGACATTTTGAGAAGGTCCTTTATGATGCTGTTGACCATGTCCGAAAAGTCTGTCTTGCCGCTGGTGCAGAATTCGGCCATGGCTTCGGCGCTGTCCCTGCCCCACCCCTCTATAGCCTGCTTCAGTTCCGCGAACTGGTCTTTACCGTCATCGGCGAGTTTTTCCATATCCTGGGCCATCTTCGCCATATACAGGGTGTATTCCTCAATGCTGAGGCTCCCTTCTGCCAGCAAAGCGTTGGCCGTGGCGATCTTATCCTGATAGTCCTGGTACGGAGACCTGATGTCCTCAAGGATCTGCTTCAGCTCATTTTTCTTTTCGATGTCGGCAAGGGTAGCTGATGCGGCCGCGATCTGTTCGGTAGTGGCATCCTTGAGCGCCAGTTTGTAAAGGGTGACCTGCGCCTCGGTCATGCCGATGGTAGCCGCCTGCTCTCTCAGTCCCTCTATGGTCTTTTCGTTCTCCTCCCAGTTCTTGATGATCTCCTTTTCGGCTTCGTCCATCTGGGAGAGGCTGTCGATCTCGGTGGCGATATTCATGATGCGTGCCTTTTGATTCGCGTCAAGGTCTTTATATTTCCCCTGTGTCGTTTCCCACAGCATCTTTTCTTCTTCGGTTATCTCACCTACCGCAACCCGTTCGCGTTCAAGCTGCTGAATGGCTTGTTCACCTTTCTCAAAGAGCTTTTCGGCGTCGGTCTTCTTTTCCTTTTTGTCCTTGCCACCCGCGCCACCAGCACCAGGTCTCCTACCCGATGAAGGGACGTAATTGTCGGCGGTTGATTCTTTCCCCTTGGCCGCCTGTAGCTTCGCTTCGAGCTGTGCAATCTCTTTATCAATGGGTGCCTGATAATGCGGTAATATCGCCCCTGCCCGTTTCTGCCTCAACCGGGCGATCTGGTTGTTTATCCTTTTTTCCTCGGTATCATTCCCTGCGAGCCACTTTTTCAGGTCTTCCGGCCCCATCATGGCGAATTCGCCTAATCCGAGGTCGCCCCGTTTTACCGCTGTCCATCCCTGCAAGGATTGGCCTATGTTGCCGATTGCCCGGGCCGCCTTGCCAGCAAGAGAGATAATTTCCGTGAAAAGCTCGATGATGCCCGGTTTATTTTGCTCGATGGTCTGAGCCAGTTTCATGATCTCTTCGGCTACAGATTTGGTTCCTTCTGCACTCTTGTTTGAGTCCGACAGGAGCCGCCCGAATACGGTTTTCAGGTTCGTCATGGCCTGATCGATGGTGGGTTGCATCTTGGAAAACTCATTCTCGATGGTGTCGGCCGATGCCTGGAAGGCCTTGATCATGATCTCGGATGTGATCTTTCCCTCTTTCGCCATTTCCCGGAGCTGTCCGATATCGACCTTGAGGTAATCGGCCAACATCTTGGATATGCGTGACCCGTTCTCCATGATCGAGTTGAATTCCTCACCCCTGAGCACGCCGGACGCCATGCCCTGAGAGAGCTGGATAATGGCGTTTTTTGATTCTTCCTGAGTGGCACCACTGATAATCATGGCCTTGTTTAAGGTCTCGGTAATTCTTAAAAGCTCACCTTGACTCGTTCCCAGGGTTTCCGTGGCCTTGGCAAAACGGGAATACAGGTCAACGGAGGATTCGTAGGATGAGAAGGACCGGAGGGATTGCTGATAAAGCCCGTCCTGGACATATTTAAGTTCGCTTGCGGAACCGGTGACGAGCTTCAGCTTGTTGTCCATCAGCGTGTATGTGTCCGCTATGGTCATGAGCTGTTTGACCATATAGACGCTCCCCACGGCCCCGGCCATCTTCACAATGGACAGGCTCGTCAGGTCGAAGGACTTCTTTGCCTTGTCCATGCTTCGTTGCATGGCCGTACCGGAGTTTTTGACGGCATCACGGGCCTTGTGCATGTCGGACTGGAATTGAGCCCAGCCAGCGGACATTTCGGCTCGAAGGGCTCCTATCGGTTCGGCGATGACACACCTCCTTTGCCCTTGAACCCCAGCAGAGCGGACTTGAGCCGTGCGCTGAGATCGGGTTTACGTGCCTGCACGGTCTTATTCAGGAGTTTGTCCAGTTTCGGCAATGTCTTCATCCTCATCATGCTTGCCAGCGTCCACGTCCTGGTTACTGTTTCTTCGATCATCGTGGCGATCGCTTTCCCCGTCAGGTATGGGGTCATTCCCCAAAATTCAACGGGATTTATTCCCGCCGCGACAGCCGTTTTATAAGCCGCGACAGCATACCCGCCAAGCGGTTTTTTTTTACCTCACCCGCGCTGGTTTGGGGTATCGGCTCAGTGCCGAAATACGCCCACTGGATAGCCTCTTTGACCGCTACACAAAACGGCATTAGAGGAGGTGACAGGTCCATGATCTTTTCCGGGGTCATGTCAGGGCACTTGTCTCTGAGCCCCGCGGCTGCCACCCGGGAAAGGACGTCCGGGCTGAACAGGTTCGGATTATCCCCGTACTCGGCCTCAATTTCGGCAAGGGCACGCCACGTAAAGCGCATGACGTAGCCCTGCCCGCCGATCATTACTTTTTTTTCGCCCGTTATCCGGTTCATGTCAGAGATACCGCTCCTGATATCTCGATGGTGATGGAACCGCTCACCTTGCCGTCCACCCCTCCGCTCCATGTGTCGCCGAGAACGTACCCGGCGAAAGACAGAACGGAATTATCGGAAAGGGTAAGTTTGAAGTTTTTCAATGTCCGGGCCTTCCTGGCCGCCGATACTGCAAGCTGGCCTGCATCGTCCGGCTGGCGGTTGATGGTAAGCGAAAACTGCCCTTCGTCGGGCAGGCCCATGAGCTTTTCTTTTGCCGTGCTCTGCAAGTTTGTCGTGTCGATCACCGATGCCGAGCCGGAAGGACCGTCGAAATCGGTTATCTCTCCGACCTCAAGATATGCCAGAGGTGTGATGGTCCCGTTCGCCGCCGTCAGGGTTTTCCCGGTCGTGTCGATGTCAACGGCAAAGGTGTTGTCGGTGGCGTATTTGACGGCCACAACTTTGTCGTTCATCAACGCGGCATCGGCACCTGCGAAGGCCGACAAAGTGCCTATCGTGCCGTTGGTGAGTCCGTGATTTTCCTTTGTGAGTATCGTCGGGTTTCCTGCTGTTGCCGTCATCGTTTCAACGGCTGCCCCCGAGCTTCCCGATATTTCCAGTTTTGCTCCTTGAGATTCAATGGCCATTGCAATGTCCTCCTTTTCTTATTCTGAGTGCCACACAAAGAAGTCCATGATGACCCGGTGGCACGATACAGCATCTTCGTAAACGTCTCTTTCCGATTCCATAATGACGGAGCCGATAACTACCGTCCCCTGCGTTCCCTTGTATCCGTCCAGAGCGCCCCTGATTGCGTTTGCAAGCGTTTTTGCCGCATCGTAGGTTGTCGCCCATGCTTCGACCTGAAAACGCGGGTGTGCGAGTCCTGACGGGCCTTGAAGGTGATGGTCACGGTTGCCTGTGACCTTGTAATAGACGATAAGCGGATATGTCGGGTTTTGCGGTATCATGCCCGGATAACAGCGGGTCGTTATCGCCTTAACCGTGCTGTCGTTGACGAGGATTGACCGGATCGCCTTCTCGATGGTATCGACACTCATTTATTCAATCCTTCAATCTGTCGTCTGGTCAGCGTCCCGCGCGCCGCTTTCTTTGCCAATCTCCGCGCTGACTTTGCTATCTGCCGCCATAGTGCGTCACCCAGGCGTTTCAACACCTCGTTTTTCTTCGCGTCCCATGCCTGCCGGAGAAATGGCCGCGGTGATACCTGTCCGGTATGCGTTATCTGTACCGTCCTGCCGCCGATGGTCACAATGCGGGGCTCCTTAAGGATGCGCTGTGTAGTGCCAAACTCGATGAGATGGGCCAAAGGTGAGCTTGAACCGACATATGCCGTCACGCTCGTCCTGTCCTGTCGTCTCGGACGCTGAGACTTCTTGAGAGACGTTGAAACCTTGATAGAATCTCTCAAATGTCCAGAATCGACAGGGACGTTTGCCTTGGCGTCATTCGCTACGGGTTGCCCGGCATCTTTCAGGGCATTGCGGATTGCGCCTTTCTGCATGGCTATTGTAGGAAGCTGTTCAAGGGCGTTTATCAATTCTTTCATGCCTGTGAGTTCGAATTTGAAAGCCTGGCGTGCCATTATTCTTTCTCTTTCTCCGGGTAGTATTCACATACGACCCTTACGGCTCGTTCCATGTCGACATGAATTGAGAACGAAACGGTTCTGCTCAAATCGATCTGGAACTTCTCTGCCATGTATTTCACAACTTCGTCGTCGTGCATATAGCGATCTTTCATTCAGCCCTCGCCGTTGCGTAGATTTCCCATCCTTCGCGCCTGCCTATCTCAAGCACCCCTTTCACGTCATATGTGGTTCCGGCGCAAACAACCCGGTCAAGGGGTGATACGTCGGTCCGGTAGCGGATTTTAAACCGGGTATCGACTTCGGCTACCGTCTGCATGGCCGCGTACCTCTCTGATCCTCTCACGGGGATCTTCTCAGCCCAAACGGTGGCCAGGGTCGTCCATGTCTCAACGGCCTCGCCATAGTCGTTCTCTGCCAACGTGCGGCGTTGCAGGGTTAAGCGTCTATCGAGGCGGCCTGATCTCAATCGAACTCCTTCACTTCCATCTTTCTGCCCCTTCCACAATTAGCCATTTCAAGTTGGGCCTCTGCTACGGCCTTGCTAGTGGTCCAAAATATCCTTCCTTCCCCGTCCACCATCCACGCCCCGCCTGCTTTCCTTTTGGGGATTGTTATCCAAATCCCATAATGCTTCATTCGAATTCCTCCCACAGTCTCGATGATGCCAGCAGTGCCGATACGGTCTTGTTCTCCTGATACGTAAACTGACTGGATGACTGCGCCTCGCGGTTCTCGTACAGGTCCGCGCATATCATGAGGAGTGCGTGTCTTATCTTCTTCGGGATGCTCGCGGCCGCCGTCCAGCCACATACGAATTCGATGGTGATCGGATTACTCGGATAAAGGCTTACGGACGGCCAGGATATTCCGTATGGAAGGACGATGCGCCCGCAACCTTCGCCGTTCGTTTCGACGATATAGTCAGTGACGGTCATTGCATGCTCCGTCCCGTCGCTGTCCTTGTATTTCACGCTGGTTACGCTTTGGAGATTCCCGAAGGGCAGCCGAATGAAATCTTTGTCCGGGAAAGAGTCAAGGTAGTAATACCAGGCCTGTGTCAATAAAGCTCGCCGGGTGATGTCCTCGATGTGCTCCCTTGCCGTCGCTATCGCGTCGTTTAACCATGTGTCCTCGATGGCGTCATGCCCAATGGTTAGGATATCCGCGCTGAATTCACACGCCGCGACGAGGACCTTTGCCGCGACCCGGATATAGGCCATGCTCCCGGTGTACTGCTTTTCCTGAATGGCATTGTCGTTATCAGCCTTCACCTGCGTGAAAGCCCCGCCCGCCCAGTCCGTCCATGTCGCGTTATCGTTCGACTCCTGTATCTTGGCATCGACCGTGCCGCCCTCCCCTACCGTCCCTGCATTGAGGTTGACGATCGCCGTTTTCCCGAGAACGGATACGCCTGTGCCCGCGTGGGTCGTGTAGTTATCCGCGACGGCATGTGAGCCTGGCAGGATCGACTGTGTAGTGGTCAACGCCGTGGCGATATCATCAGAGTCTTGGCGGAGGTGCAAAAGGAGTTCAGTGAGGGTGATCGGTTCAAGCGTCGGGGGGGTTTTGAGAAGGACTTTCATCTGTCACCTTGAAAACGTCAATTTGATCCCTACCGTGGCCGAATTGACCGCTACAGCCGCTTGGGTGACGACGAGGGTAAAACCTCCTCGGATGAACTTGTATGCCCGTTGGCCTGTCGTCGCGTCAACAATAGCGGCGAAATTGGTTGTGGCTGTCGCGCTCAAAGTAGCCCCAGCGCCGCCTAGCAAGTCCGTGGCATTCGTCGTGTTCGCCGTGTAATCGTCGGTGTAATAGAGTTTTACCGTCAGGTCTTTAGGCGCGGTTACGTTACCAGGGTCAACCTCGACCTCGACAAGAAACTTGCCCGAAAGACCAAGGGCGTCTGCATCAATTGCAAGGGCTGGCCACGTTCCGTTAGCGGCGTCTGCTACCCCGGCTATGGTCAAAAATTTAGAAATAGGCGGCACGTCCGTCGTCGAGGACAGAGTGAGAGTACCGGCGGAGAATGCCATGGCCGGTACCAACATCACGAGGAGTATTGCAAGGATGAGTCTTTTCATTGGAGCCTCCAAAAAGGGGCGGGGGTTGACCCGCCCCCGGTGAGTTGCGTTACGTTGACGCCCACGTGCCCTGGATGGCAGTGATATGCCACCCTTTGTCACCGTCAGAAACGAGAGTGACGGAATCTCCTACAACAT